GGTTCCGGATGTAGCCGGCAAGATTGGTCCGGGTTGTCGGGGACAGAATAGCTTCTGCGGCCGCCTTTTCTTTCTCGACCCGATCTTGGTTCTGTCGTGCCTCCATGCGGTCGAGCGCGCCCGGCGGGATCACTGAGATCACGCCTTGTGCATTGCCCGTCGCAGATTGTGGTAGAACACCGACCATGATGGGCCTATATGCTGTTTCTGTGTGGAGCACAATACATGAGCGACCTAACCCTACCGCCCGACTACGAGCCGGCGCTCAGCGCGGCCGCGAAGCAAGAGATCGATATCGTAAAGCTTGCCCGCGAAATTGCAATGGACCTGCGGCCGCTGCCCTCGATCCTCGAACACCACAAAGTCGACCAGTCCACTTTTGAGAAGCTGAAGCGGCAGCCGTACTTTTCCCGGGTGCTCGCCGCAGAGGTGGAGGCTTGGCAGTCCGCTGTCAACACCGGCGAGCGCGTCCGCCTCAAGTCCCAAGCCATGATGGAAGAGTTTCTCCCGGACCTCTACAAACGTATGATCGCCCCGAAGGCAGACCTGATGAAGGTCGTTAAGGGCGCAGAGCTTGTCGCCAAGCTGGCCGATCTCGGTGAGCGCAAAGATGGCCGAGACCCCGGCGACAAGGTCGTCATCCATATCGACATGGGGCAGGCGGGCAAGATGCAGGTCGCCAAGCAGGTTACCCCGCAGGTAATCGAGCACGAACCTTCGCCAAAAGACCTCGCCGACGAACTCCAGCAAAACCTTTTCGAACTCAGCGTGGACAATGCCAGCAGCAATTAGCTTCAAAGCCCCGGTCACGATCGCCAACTTTATGTCGAGTGTCGCCTTCGGCCGGCTGATTGCCGGACCAGTGGGCTCGGGCAAGACCACCGGGTGCATCTTCGAACTCTTCCGGAGGGCTATCGAGCAGGAGAAGGCCGACGACGGGTATCGCTACACTCGCTTCGCCATCGTCCGCCAAACCCTCAAGCAACTCAAGGATACCGTCCTCAAGGATATCGAGGACAAGCTCCACGCCGTCTCTCGCTACAAGGTCATGGATAACGTAGTGTACGTCGAGTTTGCCGACGTGCGCTCCGAATGGCTGCTCCTGCCACTGGAAACCGCCGAAGACCAGCGCCGTCTGCTATCGATGCAGTTGACCGGTGCATGGATGTCGGAAGCCATCGAGATGGACGTGAACCTCGTTGCGGGCATCTCCGGCCGCTGCGGCCGATATCCTTCCGGCGATCGCGGTACTCCTACATGGTTCGGCGTGATTGCCGACACCAACATGCCGACCGAAGGCAGCGACTGGCACAAGTTCATGACGGAGGACATTAAGGACTGGGAGTGCTTCGTGCAGCCGGGCGGGCTCGAAGAGTTCGCCGAGAACCTGATGCATCTAACGCAGACCCCGGAGACCAAGAAGCTCCCAGAAGATGACCCCCGTCGCCTTGCACAGGGACGCCTCTATTACGAACGTCTCGCGCGAAACAACAACCTCGACTGGGTTAAGCGGTATGTCCACGCCCAGTTCGGAAACGATCCATCCGGTACGGCCGTCTTCCGCGACAGCTTCAAGAGCACTTTTCACGTACGGTCGGGCCTTATACCCAATCGGTATTTTCCACTCCTCATCGGGCAGGATTTCGGCCGCGACCCATGCTCTGCCATCTTCCAGATGGACCCGCGTGGTCGCCTTGTATGTCTCGAAGAAGTGATAGCGGAAGACATCGGGCTTGAGGGCCATCTTGAGAAGAACCTCCGACCAGTGCTCATGCAGGAGCGCTACGTAGGCATCCCGATCGTGATCATTGGTGACCCCTCGGGGACTTCCAAGTCCACCATTTACGAAGAGACAACGTTCGACGTGCTGAAAAAGTGCGGCTTCCAAGCTGTACCTGCCCCAACAAACGAACTCGACAAGCGCTTGCGCGCGGTGGAAGGCTGGCTGCTCAAGCAGTACGACGGCAGCGGCGCGATGCTGTTCGACCGCGAGCGGTGCCCCACAATTATCCGGGGCCTCGCCGGCGGGTATCGCTATGCTCGGACGCGTGCTGGAGTTCGCAAACCGCTGCCCGATAAGAACGAATACTCGCATCCGCTGGACGCGGTACAGTACGTGTGTGTCGCAACACACGGGCGTGCTCACGAACTATTAGGTAGGCATCTTCGAAGGGGTCAGGCGGTCGCTGCTCGCCCGCGCGTAACCGCCGCGGGTTGGACGTAAAATTTTTAGACTGCCCGCTCGGGCGTCGCTTTATCCACCCCGACGCCACCATGTGCTGCAGGTACGAGCCCAGCGTACGCTTGTGAATGCCGTAGAACGCACAGATCATCCACACCTGCATGCCCCACACATAGAGGTCTTTTACTTCGCGGATCGCGGTGAGGTTCAGCGCGAGAGTGCCGGGCTTCGCCACTGCCACTGTCCTCCATGTCGATGATAGATGCGTCGAAGTGCATCCTGCCCGAAGCACCGGTGGCGCTTGGACAGGTGCATCTTCACGCGGTCGTAGTAGGGCCTACGCACCGTCGCCCGGCTTGAAGCCGGCAGCGGGAGGCGGCATCTGGCTGGTGACAACCAGCGACGACTTCGGCTTGATGCTGTTGATGTCGGCAGTCAGGTACGCCTCCATCTTTCTAGCGTCGTCGAGCAACGTGTCCACGCTGGTGTGCTCGCCGGCTTTACCCTCGTACCCAATAGACCGGATACTCGCCAACTTCTGCGCGTGCTTTAGCGACAGAATGCGGGTGTTGATGACCAACTGCTCGCGCTGTGCGTTCTGCAGTTCAATCGGGGTGGGGCCTTGTGGTTGTCTGCTCAATTCATTTTCCTTTTCTGCTGGCTGGTGAGGGGTGCAAGCTGCTCTTCGCAGATTGCGATGCGGTCGCCCCCAAGCTCGCACCCGTAGCGGAGCGCGTTGTGGGCGGTGCATCTTTCATCGAGCAGCGCGAGTACCTTTACTCGCTGTCCGCCGAGGGTGGGGTCGTTGACGACGGAGAGGTGTTGATCTCGCGCGAAGCGGTGCCCAGCCATGCGTTTGCCCTTTCGATCAGGTACGTGCGTTCTTCGTTGAGATGGCCCAACCGCTGCAGCAAATTTTCGATCGCGTGCTGGTTGTCTTCGAGAAGCTCAAATGGCGAGCGAGGGGAGTTGTCCCTGTATTTCCGAACAGAGTTTCGCGGCACGCTGGATATCTCCTGCTTTCATGTGATCCATGGCGGCCTTCACGGCCTCGCACATGCTGATCTCACGGCCGTGCCGGAGACGCATCTCCGTCGTGATGTTCACGCCGGCCTTGTAGTACTGGTGGCCCGCGTCGATCTCCTTGATGCGCCCGCGGTGCCACTCGATCAGGTTGTCAATGTTCACCTTGGCGGCGTCGCGCACCGCGATCAGCTTGGCTTCGGATTTTAAGATGGTCATGCGATCTCCTTGCCACACACATGGCTGCGCCCACCGCTGTTGTCAACGATGGGCGCGAAGTATCACTTTAATGTGATGACGAGAATAGAGGTTAGATTATACCCCTATTCTCGTCATGCGGCTAGCCGGCGGCCTTGAAGCTGTCCGGCCCCACGGTCGAGGGCGGGGCGACGCTACCCTGCGGCTCGCCGACCTGAGCCTGCGACAGCGCCGGGTTGCCCAGCGCGGCCTCTGCGGACGTCCGCAGGCGTTCGGTGGCTTCACGCACGCGGCTCTGGAGGTCCTGCACCTGCGCGATGAAATCGGCAGAGCCGGCTTCCGGGAGCGACATTTGCGGGGTCGGGATGTTGCCCGAGGTGGCTTCGGCGTATGCGCGGGCTTTGGCCGCGGCATCGTCGACCAGCTTCTGGATGGTGTCGGTCGCCGTGCTGATCAGTTCGAGCACGTCGGACTTGAGATCGTCAAAGGCTTGCATCGGTGGTCTCCGGGGGTTGGGGAGCGGTGGGCTCCATCTGCACTACAACGTCGTACACCTCGCGCAGGTCCCCCTCAACGCGTTTCAGCAGGACCTGCTTGATGGTGAGGGGGCGGCCGTGCTCGCGCTCTGCAGCGGCGTGCGCACGGCGGATATCGTCGGACAGGATCGTGCCGGCCCTATGGAGCACCTTCTGGCCGTATGTAAGCTCTTCCGCCACCGCTATCGCCCGATCGTCCTGATGTCGCCTTCCTTGAGCCCGACGCCGCGCCGGCGCTTTTCTTCGTCGTCGAGCGTGTTGCCAAAGAAGGTTTCGGGGGCTTGGTTCAGATTGCGCGGGTTGAGGGTGGGCTTGTCGGACGTGTAATGCACTGTGAGGTTGTAGTGCTTTACATTTGCACCGTCTGGTACGATCTCGTATGTGTAACCATTGTACCGCCAGCCGTCCTTGCCGGGGTAATCCTGCCGGCCTTGGTTGGTCCCTTCCACCAGCAGGATGTCGAACTGGTCGACGAGCGACTGCTTGTGGACCTGACCGTCGCCGGATTTGACCGGGCCGAGGAGCTTTTCAAAGCGCTGTAACATCAGGTCCTCTCCGGCCAGTCCCAGAACCCCATGGGGTGACCGGCCCGGCTCATGGATCGGTGTGGGGTGTTCACCGCCCACGCCATGTAGGTTTCCTTGAAGACCGTCAGGTGAACCAGCCCCTCCTGCTCACTGATCGTATTGATCATCGCAGCGAGCGGCTTGCTGGTCTCGGTTTCGAAGTAGTGGACTATTCGACCGACGCTGGGCTTCTGTTCCATGGTTCCTCGATCGAGGTGAGAGTGGGTGGACGGTGGGGAAGGGCCCCACATCTTTTCACGGTCGGCCTTTGCCTTGGTTAGCGCTCTATTCGCTCAGCTACTCGCGTTTCGAACCGATTTCACTGGGCCACCTTGAGCTACGTCCGTAGGTAAACCGGGGACGGTTTATCCTACTACTAGCTACGGGGGAAGTGTGGTATTTTTGCAACACTTTGTTTTTGGGTGGTCCTATGTTTGCGGGGCCCCCAAAAAAAGCCCGGGCCCGGGGGTGGGGTGGCCTGTCCAGCTACCCCTAGGGGTAACCGCCCCGTATCTAGGATGTAAGTTCACTCTAACCGGTACCGCCCCGAGGCTAGGCGGTAGGGAACGCCCCGCTCGCAAGAGCATGGAGGATGGCCCGACCAACTTGGGACAGACAGCAGGGGTCTTATACTCCCCAGCCCAAGGTGGCGGTTACCTTCGAGGTAACAGGTTCGCAGGCGGCAGAGCTAGGCCGCTGAGAGACCAAAGGAGCAAGTCCGCCCTCAGACGTGAGGCGGCATGGGGACGGCGCAATCCGGTCCACCATCGAATGTCGAAACGCTACTGCCGTCAATCCCAGTAACATGGAAAGCCATACGCGCTACCATGCGAAGCACTACGCTATCACGGGTTAGACGGGTCGAGCGGTCAGGACATTCGATGCCGGGATTGCGTGGGCCGAACGATCAGGAATGTAAGCCTTGCAACCGTCCCCCAGCAATCTATGCCAATGCCAAGGTTGATTGCTGCAATGGTTCGCGAGCCGGATCGCCCTACGGGTTTGCGATCGCACCGCTCGTTGAACCATTACACCAATCAATCTTGGATACTTCACGAGGTAACCATGAAACAGTACCGCACCGACCCGTTGACTGATCGCGAGAAGCGCTTCATTCGACGGTCGAAAGGTATCGTGCTACCACATAGCGCGGCTGTTGGTCCGAAGCCGGACGACAAGCCGCGCGACCGCGACTACATCGCACCACGCAAAGCTGGCTACGTCGCACCGCGCAAGCGTCGCGGCGGTTCCGGCTCGCGCATGTCGCCTGAGAAGCGTGAGATGGTTCGGCAGCGTGCGCTCGAACGTGAAGCGTTCTTCCGCTCGATCTGAGAACGGCAGCGGAAAGTCTAATTCTCTATGCATGGTAGAATATCAAGAGAATTAGAACGGCAGCAGGATCAAGGGGCTAACCCTTATTCTCATATTCTAATAGGTTTTTTATAATATAGGCTACGTAGCGTTTGGTCAGATGGTCAGATGTGTTCGGCCCGCGTCGAACCATATAACCATCACATCGCCTACTCTCCTTCAAAACGCGAGGGAGAATTTAGAATTAGAAAAACTCCAGCACTTTCAATGAGGTGACGTTTCTAATTCTCCGTCACTCACAAACGTGTGATTGCTTGCCTTAAGTGCGGCGAACGCGCCACATTTTAGCCAGACAATTATACCGAGTTTGCCTGCATCACACTGGAGGTCACACCCATGCACCAGCCGGTGTTTAACTACCGCTACTTCAAGCGCGGCGGCCTGCGCTTCTTCAGGCTTGGCCGCTTCCAGATATCGTTCTGCCTGTGCCGCGTTGGCTGATACAGCCGCACATAGGTACAACTATACAATTCCTTTGTGGTGACACGCTCGCGCCATGAAGGTCCGGCATTACCTGCCAAGGTAATCACACGGGAACCATAGAAGGACCACGAGGTCCGGAGGTCAAACCGTGTGCAAATATGGAGAGCGAACTATGACGGAGAACGAGAACTCGGTGGTCGACCCCTCGATCGTGTTCGGCGGCAACGCTGTGCCGATGGCGCAGCCGCAGCCCATGACCGACGCGGGACCGATCCCGGACTTCCTCGACCGTTCGAAGGAGCAGCCCGAGGCGGAGACCGTCCAGCCGCAGCCCGTGTTCACCACCGCGGTGAACGAGGCGACCGGCCAGACGGAAGTTACCGTCGAGGGTAGCGAAGCGCTGGTCAGCAACGCGCCCAGCGAGGTGGAGAAGGCCGCGCACT